GTTGTTTTTGGGCATTCAGTGTAATGTATTTTGTTTACACATTCTGAATTTTCCTTTTTGTCAGATAAAATTAACAAATCATATTTTTTTTCATCATTTAGTTCTTTTACAAAACAATTAAAATCGTCACATTTATTGTTAGTAACGTTATATACAATCTTATCTAATTCATTTCCATTTTTGTAAAACGATAATATTTTAGTTGGTGTATTCGAGATTTCACTATTAATATCACTTATTAAGTTATTTTGTTTAAGAATTGTTAATATCGATGACCATATTACACTCAAATATGGAGTAACAAAAGATAAAAATTTATTAAAGTAGATTTGATATAAACTATAACAGTAAATAACATTATATCCGACGGTAATTAATGTTGGTTCCAAAACAATTCTTATTTGAGACGTAGCATTCCTTATATTTGTAACCAATATTTCATAATCTCTTGGATAAAAATGACGGTAAATTTCTTTAGCAATGGCTGTAAACAATGCAAAATAAATAATCATAATACATTATTGTTTATTTATCTTTTAAATAGTTTTATTATATTTTCAATAAAATTATTTATTCATATTGCGGATCAGATGAACCCATTGGTGGAAGTTGTTCAACACTATCCTGTGTTGGGTCTGATGGTGTATCTGAATATGTTACATCAACATATTTTTTTTTTGTTGGAGTTGAACTATATATTAAATTTCCACTTTGTTTTGTTGTTGTAGAAGTAGACGTATTACAGTTGTCACATTGAATATTTAATTTGCCTGTTGCTGGATCAAGTCCAAATACATATAATAGTATTGCTACTATTACTGACATAAAAATAAAAGGAATAAATACGATAATCCACGATATTATACCCATTCCCGCCTGACACAAAGCATTTAAAAGTATTGTAATTATTATCATAACAATTACTTTAAAAAATGCAGTATTATATAATCCTTTAAATGTGTCTATAACTATTTGGGTTAATGAAAACGCTACATATATTAATGCTGGGGCACATAAATTGAGCATACTTACTTATATTATCTTTAGAAAAGAGTTTATTTATATTTTATTTATTTGAAAATTGGTTCTCCGTCTTTAATAATTCCTACTTTCTTTCCAACATCTCCGTCTGCAGTTATCTCATATAAGATTCCGTTTTCCTCGTGTGTAGCAAAATATGTGATATCGTCGATTTCAATTTCAAAGACTTCCTCTTCCTCCTCCTCCTCTTCCTCAACCTCTTCTTCCTCAACCTCTTCTTCCTCCTCAACCTCTTCTTCTTCCTCCTCAACTACCTTCTTTTCCTCAGTAATTACAACTTGTTCTTTAGAATTTACTTGAACCGTTTCTAACTCAGAATCTGGTTCTTCCTCTGTTCCTACTTCTTCTTCTGTATCATCCTCTTCTTCTGTCTCTTCCTCTTCTTCTTCTTCTGTCTCTTCCTTCTTTTCTGGAACAATCGGCTTTATTTCATTTTTTAAAATAACAGAACCAAGAAGTAGAAGTGGTTTTGGTTCCTCTTCCTCTTCCTCTTCTTCTTCCTCTTCATCTTCTTCTTCATCTTCTTCTTCATCTTCTTCTTCATCTTCTTCTTCTTCCTCTTCTGATTCGGTTACAGTGATAATTTCAGTAACAGGTTTATCATCTGGTTTTTCTTCAATCTTTAGTTTAATATGTTCTTCTTCAACCGGTTTTGTTTCAGGTATTTGATTAGAAAATCCAGGATAACTTGTTAACACTTGTTGTCCACGAATTTGCTGACACAAATATTTACTATTGTTGTTTGTATTGCTTCTAATTTGAGTTAGTTCTTCTTCCAAATTATTTACCCTCATTAGTAAACGACTATTACTCAATTCATCTTCTAATTGTTTTACTCTTAAAACTAAACTAACAATAGTTTCAACATTTTGCTGGTTATTATTTTGAATAACTGTTAATAAGTCAGTAATGTTTTTAATATCAGATGTATAAGTATCAGTTTGTAAATTCTTGTCATTAAAACTCTTGTTATTAAAACTCTTGTTATTAAAACTCTTTTCATTAAGACTTTGGACATTAAATCTTTGGTCATTAAAATTTTGGTCATTAAAACTTGGATGTTTAGAAGGAATAATTAATTCTGGTAAATTTAAATTATTATTTGAAATTTTTTGCAGCATAGAATACATATGTTCAATAGTTGCCATTTGAATTAATTTTTCAAGATTATTTAAGCTAGTCATTCTCTATAGATAATATACTATAACACAATTCGTTTAATATGATTTAAAAAATATTTATTCTAATAATATATGTCCGACGGAATAAGTTTTTTTAGTAATGATGACTTGAATAAGCATGTTAAAAATGTGATGTCTCAGACAAATTATACAGAAGAACAAGCAATAGAAAAATTAAAATTATTTAATTGCGATTATATGCGAGTTATAAAAGACTATATGGGTATTCCAGAAAAAAAGAAAGAAAGAAATGTAAAATCAGTGAACCAAGAGATTTTTAGACAGATTAGGACTAAATTGGATAATACAATGAAAGAGTATAGAGAAACTCATCCGACGGATATGGACCAAATTGTAAGAAATTTTCAAGAATCGGATCAGCGGGAAAAAAATAGAATAAAAAATTAGAATAAACAATTTAAATATAAAAATAATAGATGTCTAATGTTAGAGTTAATTTTAGAGACATTGTCTTGGGGTATGACTACAGCATTAATGTCAACCATTTTTTGTGTTATGTTTGAAGTTAAAGGAAAAAATATAAAAAATATCATATTAATCTCTACTATATATGGATTAGTTATAGGATATACAGGAAAGAGTGTAACTGAGTTATTAATGGACAAATAATAATGGACAAATAATAATGGACAAATAATAATAATACAACATATTTATATTTCATAAGTTATTTGAAATATAAATACAATTATTAAAATAGTTATGCTTATTTTATTCTAGAATAGCTTGATTTGTAATACCGAACTTCTCATTTAAAATAGAAGTTTTATTTTGTTTTTTTCGTTGCAATCGAGTTTTAACTTGATATGTATTGGAAGGGATTATTTTATTATTAAGAATAAAATCGTCATTATCTTCGTGTAATTCCGGTAAAATTCTCGTCAACGGTTTGTCAACTATTAAGAATAATCTTTCATTTCTTAGTAATGACCTGTATTCTTGAATAGATAGATTACCGTAATATCTTTCTAACATATAATACGGATTTGGTGCGGGTTTAATATTTTTCTTGTAATCATAAATTTTCGTATAAATATGGTTAAATAAATGATAACGTTCAAATTTTGTTGAGCTATCAATGCTTTCGTTCATTAAATATGCAACCCCGCATTCTGGACTACAAAAACACCCATAAACGTGGTAAGTACCGTTTATAAAATGTTTTGGGATATAAATAGGCGGATTATCAAATTCACATGTGTCCCAAAAACACGCTGAACGCTTGTTATTAACATTGTTTATATGTAGGTTATGTTCTAGTTGTTTTAATTTCTTCCAAATTTCTTTATTGACATCTTTACAGATAACATCCTCATCCTCATCGTCGTAGTCTAAACTAGAAATATTTGTTGTTGTTTTATCGTTATTGAACACATTTATAGAATTCACATTTTCACTACCGATTAGGTCATATGATAGATCATTTTTACCTCCTGTAAAGTTATATGATTCCATAAAATTATTTTGACTGCTGTGAGTTTGTAAATCCTTCATAGAGCATTTTAAGTGTAAAATTACATTTGGTTTGTCTTCCTTTTGAGGTTCATTAGATACTACTTGTTGTATTATTTTACCTCCTTTTGGTTTTCGTCCTCTCTTTTTGACTATTGGTTTTTGTTCTTCGGTCGGTTCTTCGGTCAATTCTTTATTGTCTAGATTTAAATTAGTAATAACAGTTATGTTAGTTGAATCTTGTAAATCTTCATTTAAAACATTTTCATAAATATTAGTTGAGTATTTGGGTTCAGTTTCTTCATTATTGTTTAGTTCATTGACACTGAGACTAATTATATGGTTATTTGTATCGTTATTTGTATCGTTAGGTTTAACTGTATCTTTCTGTTTAATTATTGGTTCCATATTTAATGAAGCCATTAATTCCTTTTTGGATTTTCTACCTCTCTTAGCTTTTACTGCTTCTACACTTGGACTAGTTGCTGCACTTGTATCAGTCGCTGTGCTTGTAACAGTCGCTGTGCTTGTAACAGTCGCTGTGCTTGTAACAGTCGCTGTGCTTGTAACAGGGGTTGAAATTGTGCTTTTAACAAT